GTGTTAGATTCATGCTCTATTCCTCCTTCTGCGTCACATTCAGTGCATTCAACTTGCGTGTCGCCGTGATAAGTTGTTGTCTCAATTTCTGCCTTGCATAGATAACATCGGTACGTATAAACGTGGTATGTGCGTTCTTCCATTATGATTCCTCAATAAATTTTGCAATTTCATTCAAAACAAAATCCGCTTCTTTTTTTGTCGCAAAGTCGGTTTGAAAGTACCCCTGAAAGCTCATGATGATTTTTAATTGCCAAACTCCTATTTCGGTTGTTGATTCCTGTACAAGAGCATTTACTATGTCGTCAATGCGTATGAATGCATCATGGAATTTGTAGAGTTTCATTGCTCACCTTTAAAAAAGTTAGTTTCTATGCATTGCACAACTTGCTTTGTATCAAAACGTGCGCCATGGCCTGCGAGTAATGCTAAATGCCAGACCATTTGGTTTAAACATTTTTTATCCTCTGCGTGTGTGTACGCATAAAGTGCCGCAATCTGGAAAGGGTGGTGTTCTCTTGATCCTCCTCGGTTTATCAGGCTTACAACATCATCGATGCTGTTACAATTTTGCAGAGCTATACTTTCTTTATGTTGCATTTTTATTACCTCCGATGGTTTTCAATGGCATGTTCAAGTTCATCAACAAATTTTGCAAACTTTGAAATGTTATATTCACTTCCATTTGTTAAATAAACTGCTATTAAATTGACAAAATATGTGCGTAAAACTGAAAATTTAAAAATTTCTCCGTATTCTGAACCTAATTTTACATTATTTACTTTCATGCCAATTTCTAAAAAGTGATTTTTAATTTCTTTATCAACAAACTTTTGTACTTTTTCAATTTCTTCTTGCGTTATTTCAGTAATATCTTTTTTCATATCTTTTTCTCCTAAGTGCCACAAGTGCATATCCCAAAATCTAAAAATGAACCGCAACAGTTTTTTGTTTTATAACTTGTCGTTATTTTGTTTCTATATGTCCGTCGCGGTTCTGCTCCGTTAATCAGTTCTATACAGCGTGGGCAATTTTTGTCTTTTCTCCCAAAAATCATTTTGCATTCGGCACTATGGGTAAGTTCGCCTTTTTTTGTGTAGAGAGGTTTGTGCATTTTAATATCCTTTCTTAAATTATCATTGGTGCTAAGCAACTATCACAAAGCCAACCGCTATCAAATAACATGGCTACTTCATGATATCCGCAACGGTTACATTCAAAATTTTCATTTTCGTATTGATCATATTCATTCATTTTCTTTGCTCCGTTTAAGTTTTTAAGTTATCTTTTGTGTGTTAGCTAATGAAAGATAGTGTAACACAATTGAGTTAATTAACAAGTGTTTTTATCTGATTTTTTTAATTATTTTAGGTGTACAAATTGTTGTCGGATCATCGCCCTGAGAAAGTAAAAAAAAAGTACAGCAACCACGGTTTGTCTCTGCAACAGAAGATAGAGAGACGCGAAATCGTGTGGAAAATGCGCTTGGAAAATAAAACTTATCAAGCAATTGCTGATCATTTGGGCGTTACACCGCAAACAGTAGAAAACATACTTTATAGGTTACATACTAAGCATAAAAAATGGCTAGATAAAGATATTGAGCGAGTTAAGTGCGAGCAAATTGTGCAACTCGAAAATGTCGCACAAGAAGCGTACGACGCATGGGAAAGATCGAAATGGGATGTTCGAAAAAACAGACCAAAAGACCCCGACCCAAAATATCTTGCTGTCTATCTTAGATGCAAAGAGGATATTCGAAAAATTACCGGCGCTTACCACGAACCAAAAAACTCAACAGATTTGAAAATTATTTTTGATAATCTTCCAGCATCAGAATTGCAGAAATATCTTGCAGACAAGCCTTTAACATATAGAATCGAATTAACAAAGCCGTGGTTCGATGAAGCGGAGAAACAACAGCAATTAGAGCATATAAAAGATGATAGCATCACGGTGTTGCAAAGCGAGACTGACAGTACATGACGATTATTACGCTTGCGACAAGTGTGCTAAGCCGACACAGCCATTTTTTGCGATAGATTTTGAGATGCGGGAGTCTGATTATGACAGAAACAATCGATCAAGCGATAAAGATGCTGGCGCAAGACGAGGGTTTGCGCGAGACTGTTTATCTAGACTCAAAAAATATACCCACGATAGGCTACGGGCGAAATCTAAAAACTAAAGGCGTAAGCAAAGACGAAGCATTATATATGCTTACTAATGATATTAACGAAGCGCTAAAAAATTTAATGCAGCAATTACCGTGGTTTTCCTTGCTTTGTGTGCCGCGTCAAGTAGTTTTAATCGATATGACAATAAATTTAGGCTTTCATGGCGTGATGCTTTTTAAACAATTTCTAGGATTTTTGCAGCGCGGTAGCTATCAAGATGCCGCAAACGATCTACGCACAACTGACGTCTACAAGCAACTAACAAATCGATATGAGCGTCTTGCTAAAATAATTGAGAGCGGTAATTATGAGTCTAATTAATATTGCATCGCTGATAGAAAAGGTTGCGCCATTGCTTGCGAGTGTTATCACAGGCCCAGCGGGAATTGCTGTTACTGCTATCAGCTTAGTGGCAAATCTTTTTGGTGCAAATCCGAAAGATCCTGATGATATCATAGCTAAGATGACCGCTGACCCAACAGCGGCGCTTAAACTAAAGCAATTAGAAATTGACCACGAGGAATTTTTAGTAAAAAGCAAAAATGACGCCTTGGCTGGTGAATATTCAGACAGAGCAAGCGCAAGAGAGCTTGACGAAGCGTACATCGCAAAAACCGGACACGAAAACTTTATGATCATTTTTTTAGTAGTTATGCTCTTTGCTAGTATCGCCGCTGGTATATATTGTATGATCGAGTACAATAACGCTGTATCAGAAACGATCGCTTTCATGTTAGGGACGTTTCGGGAAGAGCTAAAGAATGTATATAATATGTACTTTGGGGGATCGATTGGCGATGACGATTCACAACCAACAAAAGCCAAGCTTAACCAAAAAAAATGAGAGGCATATATAATGTCTCAAAATTCCGTTAATTTGCTTTTAATATTCGCAAGTCTTGTTGTCTCAAATCCGCTCCCGCCTGGAACCAGTTATTGGATCACAAACCTGGGTGACAAAATAATAGACAACTCTGGAAACCACATAATTTTCAACCCAGGCCCATAAAAGGATTTTTGTATGCCAATTGATTTACAGATTTATCAATTAACAGCTAATCCCACTCTTGCTGACTCGGATGTTTTTGCGTCAGATAATTCAAGCCATCTGACATATAAAAACAGTCTCTTGCAATTACAGAATTATCTAACTTCTGGGTTAACCACTGGTGAAGTTTTGTTTGTTTCAAGTGCGAACAAATTAACTGCAAGTGCTGGTCTGTCTTGGAATGATACAACCAAAAAGTTAACCATAAATTCTTTAGGATCAATTACAGTCGGCAATGTTACTATCTCCGATGACAATATAGTTTCTGTTGATACTCTAAATATTACATCCTCGAATGGAATAAGTTTCATACTGAACAATTCAGATATTAATTTAGTTGATTCGACACACACCAGATCAGCGGTTTTTTATTTTAATAATCATGCTGGCACTGCTGCAACAGGACTTAGAGCGGCAAATCCTGGTTCAAACACCGTTTATACTTTACCTGCCGCATTTCCTGGGAGTACTCAAGCTCTTGTAAGTGATAATGCTGGCATACTTTCCTTCTCTCCTCTCACTGGTGGAACTGTTACTAGCGTTTCTGGTGTTACGGCTAACGGTTTTTCTTTTAGCATTACGAATCCGACGACTACACCAGCTATAACTTTGATAGCTGGGAATATTACCCCTCTATCAGTAGCAGCAACGGGAACAATGTCAGGTAGTAATTTGTCTGGCACAAATACGGGTGATCAAACTATAACGCTCACAGGTGATGTTACTGGCTCTGGTACGGGTACCTTTGCCGCCACTATATCAGCACTTGCTGTGACTAATGCAAAAATTGCTAATACGACTATTGATTTAACGGCGAAGGTCACAGGTTTACTTCCGCTCGGAAATCTAGCTAGCTTACAGGTTAATAAATATTTTTACGTTGATGGGCAAAGAACAGATTCTTACACGGCTGATGGTTCGTCTTTCAGGCCGTTTAAGACAATTGGCGCGTCTATCACTCAGATCATAACCAATGCTGATAATGCTACACATCCATACAATGTAATTGTTATGCCTGGCGCATACGCAGAGACATTAACTTTCAATAATGCGAATCTCTATAATATTACTTTTACTTCAGCAAGCGGCGGTGATTCAGCAATACAAAATACGACCGTCAATGGAATAACCTCTACATCTAACAATACAAATTTAGCTAATTTGATTTTCAACGGTATCACAACAAACGGTGCAGTAAATTTAACAGGCGATATCAATGCAACTAATTTCGGCAGTACTCAAATACTTTTCAGCGGTTGCCAATTTAATAATAGTTCTAGCACCATTGTTTTAAATAACGTTAACAACGTTAATTTTTATAACTGTCAAATTCAAGGTTCCGGTTCTGTTTTGACATTTACAAATGTGGCATTTGCTTACATGTCTGGCCCTGAGGGTATAACCAGTGGCGTAACTCTCCACTTGGTAAACAATAATGCAGGAAATCAGCCGTCACAGTTCAGCGGTAATTATTTATTGCTCAGCACTACAAAAATGTATGGCACTTTGACCATAGATGCAGGCTCAGAATTAGATTCTCTTCAAAGTTATTTCGGCTCAGCGTCTACAACAACGAACAATGGCACAATACATTCATGGGAAACGAATTGGGGCGGAACTTTAAATCTAAACAACGGGTCTACATCAAGATTTAGGGGAGATAACTTCACAAACAATCCTGTCTTAACCGGAAGTCCGACAGTGCAATATCAAGGCCACTTTGGTTATGCGCCCGCAACATCAGCAAATTGGAATACAGTGCCTATTAACCTTGATGGAGCATTAGATACATTAGCTACATCAGGCATTGTTAAATCTCAAACTGCTAATTTAGTTCTAGCGTCTCCAAACGGATCAAGTGGTTTGCCATCATTTCGCGCTCTTGTTTTGGCGGATTTATCCATCAGTAGCGGATTTTTATTAGGTCGTTCTACCGCTGGAACAGGAGCTACACAACAGATAACCGTTGGAAGTGGGTTAACATTGAGTGGCGGGACTTTAACTGCAAGCGGCAGCGGCGGTACAGTAACAAGCATCACGGCTGGTACTAATCTTACCGGCGGCACAATCACAACAACGGGCACAATTGCTCTTAGTGCAACACCATCAGGTCTTACATCTTTGGGTGTCGGTAATCTGAGCATGTCAGGCTCTAGTATTACTTGCTCAAGTGGTGCGTTTAGTATTGTTAGTAGCATGAGCGGATTTACTATTGGATTGTACACAACTGGCAATGCTGGCGTTGCCCTATTAAGTGCAGATAATAGTTTTTCATCGCCCCTGTATTTCTTTAATGCAGCAGGAACCGCATATTCTGCCCTTAAAGCCGGAGCTTCCCCTATAAATACTACTTGGACTCTCCCTTTATTAGACACTGCAGGTGTAATGGTCTCTAATGGCAGCCAAGCGCTTTCTTTGACTGCAACTCCATCTGGATTAACAAGTATCGGTGTCGGAAATTTCAGCATATCTGCATCAACTATATCAGGTACTGGCACAATAATTTTTACAAATACGACTGCGTCAGCTTCTACAATTTTTGATTTAAACGGTGGAACATTAGATGTGATGGATTCATCCATGACATCTCCTATTCCATTAAGATTTTTTAATGCAGCACAAACACATTTCACTGGGTTAAATGCTGGTAATCCAACTGTTAATACAAATTTCACGTTGCCAATTGTTAATGTAACGAATGGTATTTTGCAGTCAGATTCTAGTTCTCGATGGTCACTTACTTTAACTCCGTCCGGATTAACGTCGATGGGTGTTGGTGACATAACAATGTCGGGGATGACTATTACTGGATCAGCTAGCGGTCTCGCTCTTATCAGTAGTCCGTCAGGAAATACTACGCTTTCACTAGGCGCTTCTGGAACCGGTGCTGTAGTGATATATAGTCCCGCTAACACTAATGCAGTTCCTTTATTATTTTATAATGCCCTTGGTACCGCAACAGCTGGATTTAAGGCTCCAACTTCTCCCTCGAATACGGTTTGGAAGCTTCCATCGTCTGATGCTTCCGGAGGATTAGTATCGGACGGATCTGCTAATTTTTCTATACAAGCTCAAACAAACGGCCAATTATTAATTGGTTCAACAGGCACAAGCCCAGTCTCTTCAGCTTTGACTCCTGGTACAGGAATATCAATTTCAAATGCAGCAGGAAGTATTACCATTTCTTGTTCTGGTGGGGGAATGGCATTTGTTCATCAAACTACTTCTTCCGTCACTATGGCTTCCAATACTACTTATTTTATTGATAATGGCGCTTCTCTCGTTACATTGACATTACCGGTTACTTTTTCTGCTGGAGATGTTTTCAGAGTAATTGGTTTTAGCTCTGGAGGATGGAAAATAGCTCAAAATGCAAGCCAACAAATACAGATAGGTAACGTAACAAGTACAAGTGGAACAAGTGGTTATGCTTCTTCAACTATTCAATCAGATTCAATCGAAATTGTTGCTCTTGCCGCTAATACAAGATTAGCTACTTGTGTAGGCCCACAAGGAAATATAACTATTAATTAGGTAATAGAAAGGAACAATTTAATGACTACTACTAATAATGCGACTGATAATTTTGTAAATTACCAACCAACGTTTGCACAAGGCGCGACTCTTACACTTGATTCGATTACTACTATTACTGTTAATCCGGGAATTGTAAAGGATTTCACGGGTGTATATAACATAGTTAATAGTGTATTTTTAAATCTTAATATAACATCAAGCGGCGCTAATGGTCTTGATACCGGATCGGTAGGTGCAAATCAAATATACTCAATTTATCTTATTGCTGATTCGACAAACGTAAACCCTGTGGCTTCGCTAGCGTCTCTTTCTGTAACGAATGTACCAACAACTTTGCCTTCTGGTTATGATATATATAGGCGTATAGGCTGGTGGCAAACGCTTAATGATAATTCGCTAGCAATTTTCTTTCAATCAGGAATTTATAATGCTAGAAAATATTATTATCAAGGCCCGAGATCAGCTGCGGGATCAGGAGGATTTACTTTCCTTTCTGGTGGAAGTGCTACAGTAAGTACCCCGGTTGGTATAAGTACATATATTCCTATAAATTGCAAAAATATTGGATTACAAGTTTCTTTTACAGGAACATTACCATTTCAATTTGTATCAATAAAAGATGATGTTAGTCCAACTTATGAAAATTTTGTAGTTTCTCAAAACTCAGGACTTTCGCCAGAATATGCTTACATTGAATTACATCAAACAACCCCAAAATTTGACTATGTAAATAGTGCTGCAGGTTGTTCTACGCAAGTTGATTTACTTTGGTATATTGATGAAATATAACATATTAAAATGAGCAATTTTATGATGTGAATTAGCTTTAACAGAGTGATACAATTCTTATTCAACAATATTTTAAGGAAGCAAGAAATGTTACTAGATTTAAATTTGAAATTTAAGAGACCAAACGGAGAAGAATTACAGGGTAATGATGATATGGCCCAATCTTTGTCAGATTTATTGGCCTCCCAAAAAACCTCGCATATCAAGTTATTAAAAGCATGGGGATGGGCGCAGAAACTCAGTGCAGACAAATGTGTTGATATTGACAAATCGGATGCGATGGCGCTTGAAAAATTTATCGAAGAATGCAGTCTCTCTCCTTTTGCTAGCGCGCAACTATTAGAACAACTGCATAACCTGAAGGAATAAGATGTATGGCACTAAAATCACAGTATCAAGTCGCGGTAGTGAATGAAGACTTAGTTTTAAATGCTTCATCAGTAACGTTTGCTGCATCTACTACCACATCGTCTATTCTCTTTTGCGGTGGCACGTCGCCAGGTGGCGTAATTCTGCCTGCTTCTTGGCTTGCAGGTAACTTGTCGTTTAATGTGGGAAAATTTCCTACAGGATTGGTTCCCATGGTAAATGTTGATGGCACGCCTTTTGCTGTTGTAACAGGAGCGGGCGCACAATGGGTGCCGTTACAACCGGTGATGTTTAACGGTGTGATTTACATTCAGGCTGTCTCAAGCGTTTCTCAGCCAGCAATGAGCGTTGATTTTAGTTTGATCCCTCTGTTTAGTGGTATTAAAAATTAAGCAGTAAACATGCAACATAGCTTGTCTGATCTTAAAAGCCTGATCGAATCTTACAAGCCAAGAGTAGGATTCGATTTAAGTTTATCGCAATTCGTAAAAGAAGCTTGGCACGTTATAGAACCGAACAACGCTTATATTCATGGTTGGGTTATTGATGCTATTTGTGAACATTTAGAAGCGGTAACCTACGGGCAAATCAAGAGATTATTAATTAATGTTCCCCCAGGTTTTAGCAAATCCCTTTTGCTTAATGTGCTATGGCCAGCGTGGGAATGGGGGCCAAAATCTTTACCCCATTATCGCTATATATCAGCTTCTCACATGCAAAATCTTTCTGTACGTGATAATCTAAAAATGAAACGTTTAGTAACAAGTCAATGGTATCAAGATAGATATGGGTCACTTGTGCGACTGACGAGAGACCAAAATACTAAAACAAAGTTTGAAAACACGGCGGGTGGATTTCGCGAAGCCATGGCCGCAAATAGCATGACAGGATCAAGAGGTGAAAGGATATTACTTGATGATCCGCTAAGTGTTGATGATTCACTTTCTGAAGCTGTACTGTTAAGTCGAGAATATTGGTTTACAGAATCTGTTCCAACGCGTTTAAACAATCCTGAAAAATCAGCGATTATTGTTATCATGCAAAGACTGACTCAGCGCGATACGAGCGGCATAATCATAGAGCGCAAATTTAAATATGATCACCTTATGTTGCCCATGGAATTTGAAGAAGCTAGAAGATGTTCAACTTCAATAGGATTCGTCGATCCTAGAAAAACAGAAGGCGAGCTATTGTTCCCAGAGCGATTTCCTCCGCATGTCGTTGAAGAGTTAAAGATAACACTAGGTAGTTTTGCATCAGCAGGACAGCTTCAGCAAAGACCTGCACCCCGCGAAGGTGGGTTGATCAAAATGGAATGGTTTAAACGGTTTCGCCTGTTGCGTGATAATTTTGGCAATATCGATTTAAAACCTTATAAGTTAATTTATCAGTCTTGGGATACAGCATTTAAAGATGGTGAGCAAAACGATTTTAGTGTTTGCTTAACGTGGGGTTTGAAAGATGATGGTTTTTACTTGCTGGCGCGTTGGAAAAACAAGGTTCTATATCCAGAGTTAGAAACTAACGCTATAATTCTTGCCAATCAATTTAAACCCAATCAAATATTGATAGAAGATAAAGCTAGTGGGCAATCTTTAGTTCAGTCACTACGAAAAAGAACAACATTGCCAATTAAGCCCATACAGGTTGACAGAGACAAGTTAGCAAGAGTCCATGCTTGTTCGCCATTTATAGAGTCAGGGAAAGTCTGGTTACCTGAGGATGAATGGGTGCAAGATTACATCGACGAATTGACGACCTTTCCAAGCAGCAAGCACGATGATAGTGTTGATGCAACAACACTATTCCTAATGCGCATTGCTCTAAATAGAGAAGGTATAATAGGTCATTCGAATATTAATTTAATGGGAAGGTAAAGGAAGTAAAATGGATAACCGATTAGATTTTATAAGCCGATTTAGAGACGATCAATTAGCTAAAGCAGAGATGCAAGAAATCCGCTTTAAGATTATTGCGATAGATAATTATTTAAAAGACCTAACAAAAAAAAGTGCATCACCTTCATTTTTACGATCATTATCTTTAGCTAGAACTAACTTAGAGCAGTCTTTACAATACACCATAAAAGCATTGTGCTTGTTTTGGGAAGATAAGGAGTAGTTATGCCATTTCATAGTAAGGCGCAAATAGGTAAAATTGCTGTACTTGAGAAACAAGGTAAAGTGCCAAAAGGTACTTTTAAAGAATTTGCGAAAAAAACTCCTAAGATGAAAAAATTACCAAAGAAGGTCAAAAAGAAATGAAAAAAAAGCCTATAACTAAATCCGATTTAAAGAAACTTAAAAAAGACATCCTCAAGCAAGATCGAAAAGAAGATAACAAGACTTATGTTAAGAAGAAAGCTAAAAAATGATATCCCAACTTGATCCTATGTTGCCTGTATACGTTCCAGGAATGGGGCTAGGATATGCCTTTGCTATCATCGACTATAGCCAAGAGCACAACCTTTTTTTTGCGGTTGCCATGGATGATACTGGTGAAATATGGGTGCTAAATAATAAAAAAGTTAGGTTTCAGAAAAATATAAGTCTGGGACGCAGCGTAGAAAAGGTGCAAGTCACAGAGAAATAAAATATACTGTCTCAAATGTTGTCAAATGGAGCTTAGGCAATGGCAGTTTTAAAAGCAGCAGCACGTAAGAAAATTCCCACTTCAAAATTTGGTTTACCAGGGTCTAGAAAGTATCCTATGCCAGACAAAGCCCACGCCGCAAACGCCAAGGCTCGCGCTAATCAAATGGTCAATAAAGGCAAATTAAGTGCCGCTAGCGCTTCCAAAATTCGCGCCAAGGCCAATAAGGTTTTGGGCAAGAAAAAGTAATCATATTAACTCATTAAGAAGGTAATCATCATGTCACAGAATTTAGCTGCACAAGTCGTGGTACGTGAACCAGGTAATGTCGCAATTTGGCCTATTAATGACACGGTAGCTAATTTAGCGGCTGTGACGGCATCAGGCTATTTAGCGCCTTTGCAATTAGCTGGGAATGTCTTTGTAACTGGCGATTTATTTTACATTAATTACGTTGGCGGCTCTGGCATGTTTTCGGTCAATGTCAACGTTAGCACTAATGTTGCTTTATTAACTCCGTTAGTCGGCACACCTTTAGTTGCATCAGTTGCTCTTACAGCGGCGCAATTCAATGGCATGTATGCTGCACCAGTGCAGCTTGTTGCAGCACCAGGTGCAGGCAATTTAATTCTGCCTGGCCAGATGATTTTAGATATGAGCTATGGAAGCGCGGCATTTGCTGGTGGTGGTGTAGTAGCCGCACAATGGGGTAGTGCTGCACATGGTGCTGGTGTATTAGCAACAAACACAGAAGCAGCAGCAGATTTCTTTGCAACTGCCAGCACTGTATTTAGCTTTTTGCCAACGTCAGGCAACACCGTAGGCGCGTTGCCAACGGCTTCTGTAGCTAATGCAGGTTTATATTTATCTAATGCTACTGGCGCATTTACAACAGGTACTGGCAGTTCTTTTGTTGTTAAAGTTTGGTATCAAGTTGTTGCTGTTTAATAAGAAGGCTATATGTTTACAGTGAAAGTATGCTTGGCATGATAAATAATGACAAGCATGCGGATCCTGAACCGGTTGTTTCTGAAAGTGTGCCAAGTCATAAGACGATGGCACAAAAAGTTGAGGAACAACAAGAGCATAAACCATAAGATTAACAGGCAATAAATGCACTCAAGTACTCACTATTCCCCGCTTAAAAACGGGGACGGCGCTAGCAGCGATTATTCAGTAATTGATCGTTATGCCATGCGTTTTAAAATAGTGTTAGATAAAGATTGGTCTTTTCGTGAGAAGAAACTTTTTATTTTGAAGAAGTTCCTTGAGGGCAGTATTTACGACAATCTTTCGCCGTTCCATGTTGAATTTGGTGGTGGCGGTGGGGGTGGAGAGGGTGGCTCTTACATTAAACTTTGCGAGCGCCGTCCTTCTGTAATCTACAATATTAATAAAATAATTGTGGATGAAAGTTCTACTATGCTTTTTGGATTAGATCATTTCCCCACAATAAGATGCGGAAAGGATCACGAAAATACTACTCAGTTTCTGCAATATGTTACACGTAAAAGTAAATTACGTCGTGTCATGCTTGAAGCCGCTAAAACAGGTTCGGTAGGTAGTGTTTGCGTCATTATTAAAGTTTTAAACAAAAACTTTTATTTTGAAGTGATTGAAACTAAGAATCTAAAGCCTACTTTCGACAGAATGAATCCTGATAAATTACTTGGATTAATTGAGAAAAGAAAAGTTGACGGTAGCACGCTAAGATCACATAAGTACATTATAAAAGATGACGATCTAAATAAATTTTTCTATTTAGTACGCGAGTGGAATGTAAATCAAGAAATTTATTATGTTCCTTATCTCTGCGAAGATGAAAAAGATAATGAAAGTTTTGAACCGCAAATAGATAGTGAAAAGTCAGAAAATCACGATTTCGGATTTTTACCGGCTATATGGATTAAGAATTTACCTTCGTCGCAAAATATTGATGGTGCTTGCACTTTCGAATCAATACTTGATATTGGCATCGAAATTGATTATCAAGAAAGTCAGCTAGGTAGGCTTTTCAAGTATAATTCTGATCCGACACTTGTAATTAAAAATCCATCGACGATGCAAGGTAGTCAATTAATAAAAAGCTTAACCGTATTAAATCTCGATGAAAAAGGCGACGCTTATTATGCTGAAATGGCAGGCAAGGCTTGCTCAGAAGTAATGAGTTACATCGATAAGCTCCGTCAATTCGCGCTTGAAGTTGCACGCGGTAATCGTACATCGCCCGATAAGGTCACGATGGCACAATCAGGCAAAGCTATTCAAATGCTGAATTCTGCATTGATTGGCTTAGTCAATGAGATGCGAATTACTTACGGTGATGATGGTCTTTTGTCTATTTATCAAATGATTCTTGATATATCAAAGAGTTCAGGCATTGAAATAGATTTTGGTGATGTCGCACCTGATGCGGATTGCGGTAGCCATTTAACATTAGACTGGCCTGATTGGTATCCAAAATCATCTCAAGAAGAGCTTCAAGAGCAGCAAGCTTTAAGTGGATACATAAATGCTGGGTTACTAAGTAAAGAAACGGCTTTGAACGTTATAGCTGATGAATACAATATTCTTGATACTAACAAAGAATTAAAATTGATTGAAAAACAATCTAACGAAGATCATAATAAACAAATGAGTATTAAACAAGCTGGGAATGCTGGTGGCAAACCCGATAAAGTTTGAATGGTGTTCAGACTTAACTTGTCGTAAAAGGTGATCCATGACTGATGATGTAAAGGTTGTACCAGTAGCAGTTCCTAAAGTTGATGAAATTAAAAATCTTGATCCTGAAATTCAGGCAAGAGATGTTAAATGGCGCGCTCATGCGAAAAGCTTAGCTGATGAAAATGAATCTCTTAAGTCGGTATCGGCAAAAGAAAAAGCCGATCTTCTAAGTAAGATAGACTCAGCTTCTAAAGCAGAGCAACAATTGAAATCGAAAGTTGTTGCAGCAGAATTAAAAGCTCAAGCAGTTGCCGCTGGTCTCAAAGATTTAGATTTTATCAAAATGATAGATACCAAAGGTTTAATTATGAAAGAAGATGGTACTATTGAAGGAATAGAAAAAGCGGTTGAAGAACTAAAAGCATCTAAGCCTATATTGTTTGGTGCTGAAAAGAAAATGAGTTCTTCAAAAAACCATGAATTACCGAA